CTGACACCCACTTCGGAGGACGAAGAGGTAGTAAAGTCTTTCATAATTTCTTTCAGAAATTTTATGATGATATCTTCTTTCCTGAATTGGAGAAGAGGGATATAAAGTATTGCATACACATGGGAGATGCATTTGATAATAGAAAGAATATAGATTTCTGGTCACTTGACTGGGCAAAGGAACATGTATATGATAAGTTTAAAAATTTAGGTGTAAAAGTCTGGCAACTTGTAGGTAACCATGATGTTTATTATAAGAATACCAATCAGATTAATTCTATTGAGTCTCTTTTATCTAACTACGATAATCTTATCCCTATATCTAAGCCTGGAGAATATGATATTAACGGGTTCAAAGCCTTCATGCTCCCTTGGATCTGCGATGACAATTATCAAGAAACTCAATCTGCTATTGCTGCCACGAACTCTAAGATCGCTTTTGGTCACCTAGAGTTACAAGGGTTCCAACTATATCCTGGCTGTATTCAAGAGAGAGGTATTGATAAAGGTATAATAGAAAAGTTTGAGACGGTATTCTCAGGACATTATCACACTAGAAGTAATGATGGTCAGACATTTTACCTAGGCAATCCATACCAGATGTATTGGAATGACTGTGGTGATAAGAGAGGATTTAATATTCTTGATACTGATACAGGAGAGATTGAGTTTGTAGAGAATCCTTATACTATGTTTGAGAAGGTGTATTATAATGATACTCCTGCTGCCACATTTAAGGCACATCTATACAAGGATAAGATAGTAAAATTATATGTGAAGAAAAGAACAAGTCAGTTAGAGTATGATAAGTTCCTAGACAAACTTGTAAAGGCTGGTATAATAGATTTGAAGGTTGTTGAGAATACTGAGATCAATGATCTGGAGGTGGATCTTGATGGAGAGAGTGTAGAAGATACCTTGACTCTTCTGAATAAATACATAGAAGAATCTGATTTTGAATTAAAGAAAGATCGAGTTAAAAAACTTCTTAGGGAGGTCTACTTGGAAGCGTGCGAGGTTGATTAATGTACATATTGTCACTTGCTGGAAAAGAGGGTGAAGGGGCATATGCTGTCACGAATGATGATGGCCAGAAGGCTCTTTATCTTTTTCAACAGGAAGATGATGCAACAAGATACGCAGGACTTTTAGAGGCCAATGAAGAGACTACCTTGACAGTTGTGGAGATTGATGATACACTGGCTGTAGAGACCTGTCAACGACACAAATACAAATATGTTATCATCACACCAGATGATATTATAATCCCGCCAAAAGATTATGATAACATTCAAGACGATTAGATGGCGTAACTTTCTTTCAACTGGTAATCAATTTATCATTGTTAGTTTCCAAAAGTCTCCTACAAATTTAATAGTTGGTTCTAACGGTGCTGGTAAATCTACTATTCTTGACGCTCTTACTTTTGTTTTATACAACAAGCCTTTTCGTAAGATCAAGAAGACGCAATTAGTTAATACGGTTAATGATAAAGAGTGTGAAGTACAGATAGAATTTGAAGCAAACGGTAAGATCTATACTATTGTTCGAGGTATGAAACCTACCTTGTTCCAGATCTATATTGATGGTAAGAAACAAGATCAGTTTGCGAACGCCAATGATCAACAGGCGCATCTAGAAGACACTATATTAAGGTTAAACTATAAATCCTTCACACAGACAACTATCTTGGGTTCGGCAACGTTTGTTCCCTTTATGCAGTTGAACAATACTCATCGTAGAGAGATTGTAGAGGATGTATTAGACATTAAAATCTTCTCAGGTATGGCAAAGATACTTAGAGAAAAGATTAATAGATCTAATACAGAGGTGAAAGAACTTACTATCAAGAAACAATTGATAGAAGAGAAGATATTGATGCAGAAAAACTTTATTGCTGATCTGGATAAGAGTGGCAAGAAGAGAATCAAGGATATGAAGGATAAGATATCAGTTCTATTAGATGATTCATCATCTTTAATGGGTGATAATACTAAGTTTGATAATCTTATTAAGACTAAACATCAACCTGAACTGGAAACTATCTCCAATGCAACATCTTCATTACGGAAGATGAACACAATTAGGGGTAAATTAGAACAGAAGATTAAGATTATTACCGATGAACATAGGTTCTTCAAGGATAATGTATCATGCCCTACTTGTGAACAGGATATTGAAGAAGATTTTAGGCTAAATAAAATCGGTGATATCGAAGGGAAGGTAAAGGAGATTAACTCCGCTTACAAAGATCTTCAAAAGTCTATAAGCAAAGAACAAAAAAAAGAGGCCAGGTTTATAGATGTCTCCAAGCAGATCACTAAATTAACGAATGACATTTCAACAAACAATTTTAAAATTTCTGAGTACCAACGTCAAGTCCACGATCATGAACAGGAAGTTCAAGACATTACCGAACAAATTGCAAATAGAAATACTGAAAGAGCTGCCCTCAAGGGCTTAAAAAATGATTTAGTATCTGTAGAAAAGACTAAGGCCGATCACACTGAAGACATTGACTATCTGGAGTTTGCAAACTCTATGATGAAGGATAGTGGTGTCAAGGCAAAGATTATAAAAAGGTATCTGCCTATAATGAATCAGAAGATAAACCACTATCTTCAGATGATGGATTTTTATATCAATTTTACCTTTGATGAACAGTTCAACGAGAAGATCAAGTCTCCTATCCACGAGAAGTTCAGCTACGAGTCCTTCTCTGAAGGTGAAAAAATGCGAATTGATCTTGCTATTCTGTTTACTTGGAGAGATATTGCTAAACTAAAGAACTCGTCTAGTACAAATATATTGATTCTTGATGAGATCTTTGACAGTTCTTTGGATAGTAATGGTACAGAGGAGTTTACTAAGATTATTAAATATGTTATAAAGGACGCTTATGTCTTTATGATATCCCACAAGGTTGATGAATTGACGGACAGATTGGATAATTTGATTACGTTTGAGAAGATGAATGGATTTTCTAAGGTGAAATATTCACAGTAGACAGTTGAAGAAGCTGCACACTATCCATTGAAAGTGTCCCAATGTGTATTATTATATGTACATACACGAGGAACTAGATGCTTACACAGGTCAACTACGAAGTCAAAGGTCAACTTGCTAAACTGCTTGCGACTGAAGACCTTATTATAGAGAACCGTAGAGTACCTACAGCATCGTTTGATGTGGAGAAGAGGGTATTGACACTTCCAATGTGGGAGAAGTCTTCAGGAACCGTATACGACCTTCTGGTGGGTCATGAGGTTGGTCATGCATTATATACTCCAGCAGATAATTGGCAGTTAGATCATCCAGAAATTCCAATGTCCTTTGTTAATGTTTTCGAGGATGTTAGAATTGAAAAGTTGATGAAACAGAAATATCCAGGCTTGAGTAAGACTTTTTATACTGGATACTCTCAACTTGCTGAACAAGATTTCTTTGAGATACAAGATAAAGATATAGAAGAATTAAATCTCGCTGATAGAATCAACCTTCACTATAAGATTGGTAGTTTTGCTGAGATTACTTTTGAAGAAGATGAGAAACAATTTGTAGATAGGGCTTTAAAGACTAAGACTTTTGAAGAGGTTCTTCAATTGGCTAAGGATCTGACTCAGTTCCTAAAGGACAAGATGGATGATCTTCAGAAGACTCAGGTTCCTATTGGTGGTGGTGATAAGGGTGGAGATCTTGATGTACCATTTGATTCTACTGATGAGACTCCTGATCGGGAAATGGATGGTGATGTTGACCAAGGTTTTCCCACGGATGATTATGAGGATGAGGGATTAGATTATGATACACAGAAGAGAGGTGGTGGTGGCGTACATAGTGATCTGGAGGCTGAGACTGATAAAGCACTTCAAGATAATCTAGAGAACCTTAATGATAATAAGGATAGGGGTTCTTACTATGATCCTGAGTATGTTTCATTACCTGATTTAAATATGGATACACTAATTGTTCAGAACGTAAAGGTTCATGAGTATCTTAATGATTGGTGGAAAGAGTGTCAGGATAATTTTGATAAACACTCTCCAACAAAGAGGGATGTATTTGAACCTGTAGATAATGACTACAGACTATTCAGAAGAACTGCACAGAAAGAAGTTAACTATCTTGTGAAAGAGTTTGAGTGTCGTAAGTCAGCAGATGCTTATGCTCGTGCTACTGTTGCCAAGACTGGTGTTATAGATTGTAATAAACTTCATACCTATAAGTATAATGAAGATCTATTCAGAAAGATTACTACTATACCTGATGGTAAGAATCATGGATTGATATTTGTTCTTGACTGGTCTGGATCTATGTCACATGTTTTACAGGACACTGTAAAGCAACTGTTCAATTTGATATGGTTCTGTAAGAAAGTTCAGATTCCTTTTAAGGTTTATGCTTTCACTAATGAGTGGAATCATGATACTGAGTATTACTTTGATTACGATCAGGACGGGCCTCCAGTTAAGAGGACTCCTTTACCTGTTCATCATGAACAAGCTGATGGACGTATAATAGTTGATAGTCAATTCTCAATGGTAGAGTTTCTTTCTAGTGATTGTAAGAAAGGAGATTTGGAAAATCAAATGCTTAATCTCTGGAGACTCTCTTCTTCATTGACTTCTCAAAGAAGAAACAATTGGGATTGTCAGGTTTACTACCAGTATCCTCGTAGATTATCTCTATCAGGAACACCACTTAATGAGGCATTAGTTTCATTGAATCAAATCATTCCACTGTTCCAGAAGAAATTTAATGTTCAGAAGATACAGTGTATTACTTTGACAGATGGTGAAGCACATCCTTTGAGATTTAGTAAGTGGATACCTGCTCGTTATGAGGGTGGTGAGTCTTACTTAGGTCAGAGATCAACTATGAATGGTTATTCTTATATTCGGGATAAGTCAAATGGAAAGACTTATTTTTGTAAGTCAGAATACCATGAATTGACTGGTGCTTTATTGAATCAACTTAGAGGAAAATTCCCTAATGTTAATTTCATTGGTATAAGAGTGATGGAGAATAGGGATGCTTCCAATTTCATTCGTAAGTATCTTAACTGGGACTTTGAAAAGGTTCAGAACATTCAATCTGGTTGGAAGAAAAACAAATCTTTATGTTTGACTGATGTTGGTTATCATGCTTACTTTGGATTGTCATCAAGTAATCTTAATAACGATACTGAGTTTGAAGTTAAAGAGGATGCTACCAAAGCACAGATTAAATCTGCCTTCACCAAGTCTCTTAGGGGTAAGAAGATGAATAAGAAAGTACTAGGTGAGTTTATGTCATACATTGCATAGACACTTTAATAAGTGTCACAAAGCCTCCTTACAGGGGGCTTTTTTTATATTATAATGTATACATACAAACGAATACTACAATGCCTTTTGAAGCTAAAGTGAATCCTGAATCCCTCCTCAATTCTCTTAGAGATCTATATGGAGATAAGATTACATCTGCACATGTTAAAGCCTGGTGCGCCCAGAATGATGTAGGATATCAGACTGTAACTAAGTATCTTAAGAACTTCAAGACTGGTGTTGGTAAGTGGAACTTAACCATTGCAGAGAAACTTGAAAAGACTTACAAAGCGCCTGCCGCCTTACCTAAAGAAGAACAAAATCTTGTTCCTGATATTGATCCTAATTTTGTAAAGTTTGGTAATTTCAACGATGTTAAAAAGATTATTTCTTCTAAGTTGTTTTACCCTACTTTCATTACAGGTCTTTCTGGCAATGGAAAAACTTTTGGAGTGGAACAAGCTTGCGCTCAATTAAAACGTGAGGTTGTTCGTGTAAACATTACTATTGAAACAGATGAAGATGATCTTATTGGCGGTTTCCGTCTTGTTGATGGCTCCACAGTCTGGCATAACGGCCCAGTCATCGAAGCCCTCCAACGAGGAGCTGTCTTGCTCCTTGACGAGATCGACCTTGCCAGTAATAAAATTCTCTGTCTCCAGTCGATACTTGAAGGAAATGGTGTATTCCTCAAAAAAATCGGAAGATTCGTTAGACCAACAAAAGGATTCAACGTCATTGCAACTGCTAACACTAAGGGTAAAGGATCCGAAGACGGGCGATTTATTGGAACTAACGTGCTCAACGAAGCCTTCCTAGAGAGATTCCCTGTAACCTTTGAACAGTCCTATCCAAATCCAAAAACAGAAGAGAAGATATTAAATCTTTTGTGTGAAGATACAGGTTTCTGTAAGAAATTAGTTGACTGGGGTGATATAATAAGAAAGACATTCTATGATGGTGGTGTAGAAGAAGTTATTAGTACACGCCGTCTTGTCCATATCGTAAAGGCATATGCTATTTGGAAGAACAAAGAGAAGGCTATTGAAGTTTGTGTGAATCGTTTCGATGATGAAACCAAACAGGCCTTCCTTGATCTATATGACAAGGTAGATGCTGATGTAAACTTTGGAGATAATGATGGAGAATCTGTGGAAGAACTACAAATCCCTTCTGTTTGATACCTTTCCTGATCTAGCCCATGATTCAACATGGGCAGATTGGGAGGCTAAAGGAACTCATTTGAAGGCAGAGATCTTTAAGAATGAATGGTTCATTAAGTCTCGTGCTGTGGATATCTGGAGTGACAAATCCAATATCTATAATAATATAATCTATCCTAAGACTGGAAGTAATCTTCCTTGTTTTGGTATGGATCTAATGGGGTTCTTTGAGAAAAAGGTGATCATAGTATTTGATTTCCAACATCCTACAGAGAATCTTCTATTTGGTGTTGAGGGTTTACCAAAAGGTAAGGGGGATTATAGATTCTTTGAACCTGGCAATCACTTCTCTGAGAACATATACATTGCATACTGTACTGCTGATGAGGTTGATAATCATTTACCAATGTTTGAGAAGTACTTGACTGCCTATCAAACTATGGTACAATGTAGTATGCCCAATGGAGAAGATACAACTGTGTATCATGACTTCGATAAGTACATGACTAAACTTGATCCAGTAGGAGGATATCTTTCTGGTAAGTTTGGTAAAGAGAAAGCAGAATCATTAGTAAACGATTTTTTATTCTGTTATGGTTAATGCTTGGGGACTATTAGGTTCAATATTGAATGGAACACTTGATGAGGACTATCCGATTATGACGCAAGACAATGTGGGAGTAAGAACAGATCAGGATTTTTGGGAAGAAGATGGACACAGTGTAGTAGGTAATCCAATTGCTGCTCCTGCTGCAGATGATACTATTACTTTTGACAATGAGAACTTTGTTGGTGCTGCAGAAACAGTTCCTTTAGAAATAACTGGAGGAGAAGATGCTTTAAGTTTCAGTACTGCTAAAGAGGGTGAAGATTGGGTAAAGGCTCATGGTGGATATGAATGGACTCCTGGCACTGCATGGCCACCTAATGATGAACCTGCTCCTTTTCCTGATGATCCTTTATCGGATAATGATGATCAAATTGCACATCACATCCCCACTACACCAGAAGTTTTTGGTAATGATTACACAATGGAACAATTGGAAAATGACAAGAAGTATCAGGATGCAATGATGCCTGGTATAGAAGAAGATCATCGTAAGTGGATCTATGAATCTCCTGATGGTGGAAAGACTGTCTATAGGAGAACACATGGACAAGACCCTATGACAAGGGAATTGGTTCCACAAAAGGATTCCAATACTGGTGTACGGAATGAAAGACCAGATGGTGATTTTGCTAGAGTCTTCTACAAATATAAAGAAGATGTTATGTTGGATGAGGCCAAGAATTATATTGCAACTACCTATGGTTCCCACTATACTAGTAGTGATGGAATCCAAACATTAGATCTCATACAGGGTATTGGAGATGCTGAAGCATTTTGCCGATCCAATGCCATCAAATACCTTTCGAGGTTCGGCAAAAAAGATGGAAAATCAAAAGTTGACATTTTGAAAGCAATCCATTATTGTACACTCTTATACCACTTTGCTGGTTTACATGATGAAAACTAAAACCCCAATGAAATTATCTGATAGAACTATTAATCTTCTTAAGAACTTTGCTTCGATCAATCAGTCTATTTTATTCAAGCAAGGGAATCAACTGAGGACTATCTCAGTTATGAAGAACATCCTTGCAGAGGCTAATATTGATGAAGACATTCCGCAGGAGTTTGGGGTTTATGATCTTAGTCAGTTCTTAAACTCTCTTGGATTATTTCATGAACCAGAACTTAACTTTACTGGTGAGAGCTTTGTTACAGTAAAGGAAGGTAAACAGAGATCGAAATACTTCTTTGCAGATCCTAGTGTAATTGTTTCTCCACCAGAGAAAAATATTACTCTTCCTTCAGTTGATGTTGAGTTTACTCTTAAGAGTGCCCAACTTGACAGACTTCTTAAGGCTGCAGGAGTTTATCATCTTACTGATCTATCTGTAGTTGGTGATGGTAAAGAGATTAAAATGGTAGTATCTGATCGTAAGAATGATACTTCTAATGATTTCTCTATTGTTGTTGGTGAAACTACTAAGACCTTTGGATTGCATTTTAAGGTAGAAAATATTAAGATTGTGCCTGGCACATATGAGGTTAAGATATCTAAGAAGTTGTTATCAGAATTTAAGTCATCAGAGTATGATCTTACATACTACATAGCACTTGAACCAGACGTTACTTGGGAGGACTAATGAGTCATTCATCAACCCCAATGCTGGATCTACTTCTTATAGGTTTAGTAGTTGGATGCGCTGTTATTGCATACGAAAGGAGATTTAACTAATGGAAAAGTTAACTAGAGATGATTTCATCAGACAGTATACTGAATATACTGTTAATAAAATGGACGAGGTAACTCTTAAACAAATCGCACAGATTAACTTATTTGCAAACATTAATCCAGAAAGTACCTATGCTGATTGGGAGGATGCTGTTGCACAAATGGAATCAAAACGTACTGTTGAAGATTTGTTGGAATTGATTAAACCATTTATGACACTGAGGGAACGGCCAAATGCGGGATGAATTTATCTGGGTTGAAAAATATAGACCCAAGACGATAGATGAATGTATACTCCCAGATGCTACTAAGAAAACTTTTGCAGAGTTTCTCAAGAAAGGAGAGATCCCGAATTTATTATTGTCAGGCCCGCCAGGAATAGGTAAGACCACAGTTGCGAAAGCATTGTGTGAAGAACTTGGTGTTGATTATTATGTTATCAATGGATCCGATGAGGGAAGGTTCCTAGATACTGTGCGAAATCAGGCGAAGAACTTTGCTTCGACTGTATCTCTTATGGATTCTGATAAGAAACATAAGGTTATTATAATAGACGAAGCTGACAACACTACTCACGATGTTCAACTCCTCCTCAGAGCCAATATCGAATCCTTCTACAAGAATTGTAGGTTTATCTTCACATGTAATTTCAAGAACAGAATCATTGAACCCCTCCATTCGAGATGTTCAGTCATCGAGTTCGGAATCTCAAGGAAAGACAAACCAGCAATCGCAGGACAATTCTTCAACAGACTTATATCCATCTTGGACAGAGAACGGATTGAAACTGATAAGAAAGTCATTGCCGAACTTATCAATAAGCACTTCCCTGACTGGAGAAGAGTCTTAAATGAATGTCAGAGACATTCAGTTGGTGGTAAGATTGATTCATCTATACTCGCTAGTTTTTCGGACGTTAATGTAAATGATCTCGTTAAAAACCTCAAAGAGAAGAAGTTTCCAGAAGTACGTAAATGGTGTGTCAATAATCTGGACAATGATCCTGCTGTACTTTTGCGTCGTATTTACGATGCTCTTTTTGTATCCCTTGAAGGGCCTTCTATTGCTGCTGCTGTTCTCATTATTGCTAAGTATCAGTATCAGATCGCCTTCGTTGCGGATCAAGAAATAAACTTACTTGCATGTTTAACTGAAATTATGGTGGAGTGTGAATTTAAATGAAAGTATCAAGACAAGTAGAAGATAGTGTAAGAGATGCTATTGAAGATCTTCGCAATGCATTGGCATTTGCAGCAAGAACTGAAGAACCTTATATTGCAAAACACATTGCAGATAAGATTATGGATCTTGATATGTTGATTCGTGTTAGTGATCTAATCTCAAATTTGGAGGAACATGAAACAAGAACTGATTAGAATATTAAAGAAGTATGCTTACCGTTATGGTAAGATTAAACTTTCTTCTGGTAAAGAGAGTGATCATTATGTCAACTGTAAACCAGTTATCCTTACAGGTAAAGGTTTGCAATTAGTATCTGAACTGATGCTAGAACAAATTGATACTCCCTGCGTTGCAGGTCTTACTCTTGGTGCCGATCCTTTGGTATCAGGAGTTACTTTAGTTGGGAAAGGTGCAGGTTTAATAATTCGTAAGGAACCTAAAGGTCATGGTACTCAATCTCAGGTAGAAGGCCCTTTGCCACCACTGGGAACTTCCATAACTGTACTGGAAGATGTAACCACAACAGGTGAATCTGCCATGAAAGCGGTTGATGTTTTAAGGAATTTGCAGTATAATGTGAATAGGGTTGTAACTATAGTTGATCGTCAGGAAGGGGCTTCAGAATTTATGAAGTCTCAAGGCGTTGAACTTCGCAGCCTTGTTGAGTTAGAGGAATTGATTGGTGCCCAAGAGGAAGAAGAAGTACGCCCCATTTAAACTGGATTGCTTTGGGTTCCTTGGAATACTTCTAGTTATTAGTGGTATTGGTTCAACGTTCTTTGTTTATTATGCCATCACGGAGATTACAAAATGAGTAAAAAGGAAAAGTTAAGAGCACAAGTTAAGTCTCGATTCTATTATCTTTTCTGGGGTGCTGCAACTGTATCAGTATTTGCTGGTCAGTTATATGTTGGAACTGGATATCGTAAGATGTCTGAGAGTTTCGATAAGATTGTTGGTACTGTTATATTGGAATTGGATCCTAAACCATATCCAAGACATCATGGAATGATGCCAGATGTGTGGGAAGATGAAGGTTTATATCATCCTACCGATCCTCCTAAGAGGGTTTATTGATGGAACTATCTCCATCTGATGCCATTTATGCAGCAGATAAATTCATTGATTATTTCTCTAATACAGGAAGGATCGATGAATATTTGCGTACTGTGAAGATGGATCGTATTGCCGATCAACCTGTCGCATTGCCTGGGTTTGGGCCTGAGGATGATCTGTTCACAGATTTCGACATGCATCCAGACGATATGGATATAAAGATCTATAAGGCTGGAGATGTAGGTGGATTTAGTAATGAGTATTTCAATGAGAGATTGGAAGTTACTACCTCCCATGCCATTGAAAGTTCTATTCCTGGCAAGTCTCTTAAGTGGATTGTAAAAGAAACTAATACAGATAAGACTATTGGATTTGTAAGGTTTGGTTCTCCTACTATTAATTCCAAACCAAGGAATGATTGGTTGGGTAATGTACCAGAACTTAGTAGGTTTAATCGCCATGCAATCATGGGATTCATTATTGTACCTACTCAACCATTTGGATTTAATTATCTGGGTGGGAAACTCCTTGCTATGTTGTGTTGTTCCCATTTAGCTAGGGAACAATTGAATGAGAAATATGATTCGGATATATGTTTATTTGAGACTACATCTCTATATGGATCTACTAAGTCCTCATCACAGTATGATGGATTGAAACCTTATATGAGGTACAAGGGACTGACTGTTAGTAACTTCACTCCTTTACTCCATGATAATATATTCAAGGATTTGAATAAGTGGTTTACTATCAGAAATAATGATAAGTGTTTGGTAAAAGAAGATGCCTCTAGTAGGAAACTGAAGATACAGACAAAGATGATATCCATTATTAAGAAGTCTCTAGAAGATGAAACTAAGATAATGGATTTCAATGAGGCTATTATAGCTGCAAAGAATCTAACAGAACAAAAACGTTTCTATATGTCCAACTATGGTTTCAAGAATTCTAGAGAAGTTATACTTGGAGAGCAGGAGGATCTTATTAAGGCTGAAAACTATGATAGATTCTCAGTTGATCAAATTATTTCTTGGTGGAGAAAGAAAGCTGCTCGTAGGTATGAAAGTCTCCAAAACCTTGGAAGACTCAGAACCAAGTTAGAGACTTGGAATACTAACCCAGATGAAATTGATATAATAAGATGAACTACAAAGATTCGGGTGTTGATATAGAGGCAGGTAATGCTTTTGTTGAGAGACTGATGAAAAAGGCCCCTTCTATTGGTGGGTTTAATGGTATGTTTAGATTACCTTCTGGGTATGAGAAACCTGTATTAGTTTCTGGTGCTGATGGTGTAGGTACTAAACTTAATATGTGTATGGTTTCTGGAGACTATACTACTATAGGAATTGATCTCGTTGCAATGTGTGTCAACGATGTGATTTGTTGTGGTGCTAAACCATTATACTTTTTAGATTATATTTCTACTGTTAAATTAGATGGTAGAGAAGATAAGATAATGGAAGGCATCATTAAAGGATGTGAGATTGCAGAGATTGAACTTCTAGGTGGAGAGACTGCTGAACATGGTCGTTTTGCCAGAGACATTGATCTTGCGGGATTCTGCACAGGTATTGTAGAAGAGAATGAGATTGTCGATGGTAGTATTATTAAACCAGGCGATAAGATTATTGGGTTCCCTAGTAGTGGACTGCATAGTAATGGGTATAGTTTGATTAATGATATGTTATGGAGACAGAAGATAAAGTATAGAGATATGCCTGAGTTACTTACACCAACTACAATCTATTCTCCTTTGATTGATTACCTTTTGAATGAGATACCCATATTGGGGATGGCACATATCACTGGTGGTGGTCTTGTTGAGAATCTACCCAGAGTTATGCCCAAAGGATTGACTGCACATGTTGATTATAATTCTTGGAAGATGCCAGAAATCTTTAGTAAGATTATGTTGGCAGGTGAGATTCCAGAGGAGGAGATGAAGAGAGTATTTAATCTTGGTATTGGTTTCTGTATAATTGTGCCTCCTGATGTCAATGGTATAGATAATGATATAGAATGTTGGGAAATTGGGGAAGTACGATGCGACTAGGAATCATGTGTTCTGGGAACGGTTCTAACTTCGAGAACATAGTTCACTCATGCCCTAAACATGAGGTCAAGATCATGGTTTACAATAAGAAGAAAGCAAAGGCAAAGAAGAGAGCGGATAGATTGGGTATCTCTTCTTGTTATAGTAAGGATGAGGATGAGATCATTGCATTGTTTCATGCATATGAAATTGATATGATTGTCATGGCAGGATGGATGAGAGTAATATCTAAGAAGTTCTGTGATGAATTTGCAGGACGTATCATCAATCTTCATCCATCCTTGTTGCCTAAGTACAAGGGATTACATGCAGTAGAACAGGCCTTTGAGAGTGGTGATGATGTGACAGGATGTACAGTTCATTTCGTGACAGAAGAACTAGATTCTGGTACAATAATTAGACAACAGGAAGTTCCTATCCTACCTGATGATACTGTTGAAACTCTAACCAGAGCAATACAACAGGCCGAACACCAACTCTTACCTCTGGTAATAAATGCATTATGAATGAAGAAATGGCGAAAGAGATCCCAAATTGGGAATCACAGTATCTTGATCAGGAAAAGAAACTCACTGATAGAGAGAAAGAAATCCTTAAGGGTGATCCTATCAGGTCGCATGAGGGTATGATGTATGGTAGAATGTATGCTGACTGGAAACGTAAACGAGGATGGGATTAAAGGATCATCTAGGTCCCAAGAAAGATTGGACTAAGGATGATTGGTTACAACATGCTTGGATACAGAAACACAATCCTTGGATCTCCGAAGAAGATCGTCAGTATTGGCGAGACAAAATTAAGGAACTAACATGAGAATGAATGATCAAACCAAATTAGTTTTTGCTTTGGAACATGTAGCACATCTACATGATTTGTTTAAAGACAATGAGTGGGAACACTACCTAGTAGGTAACCTACGCACTATAGAATACGAACTTGAAAGACAGTTACGAAACCTCCAATACACTCGTAAAAATGCCAGAACTAAAAGATTATCTAGACTCGATATACTTGACTAAGAAGGATCTGTCTGAAGACGATCCAGAGGCCTGCAAGAAGTATCCTGCCTTCATTATTAACAAATGTTGTTCAGCGCATATTGATTGTATTATGTTCGCCAATGAGATGAATAAGAACCATCATCTCAGTAAGGACATGCAATATTCGTTTTATCTAAATAGTCTCAGGAAAAAGAAGAGATTCTCGCCCTGGCTCCGAAAGGATAAGATCAAGAACCTTGATGTTGTCAAATCATACTATGGTTATAG